CCCCAGAGCGCGGCACCTGCCGTAGATAGGTGGGAGCGGGCCAAGGAACTCCAGTCTCGCTTTGCGAACGATCCGCGTCGGCTGGCTTCGGAACTCGGTGTCGAGCTCAACGACCGTGGTGCAGACCGTGCCGGTCTGAACTTCAACACCCACAAGGCTGATGACCCGGTGCGGGTGGACAGCCGTGGGTTCATCTGGTACCAGGACGAGGTCATGAAGCCTGCGATCCCGAAGCCTCGTGCTCGCCGCGTCGTGAACTACAAGGACCCCGGCGTCAAGACCGTCGAGAAGTACTACGCTGACGGTCGGCTCGATGAGAGCTACGAGGTCGCTGGCGACCAGGCGCGAGACATGCAGGTCAAAACCACCCTCCCGTCGTGGCAGGTCGGCATCTACAAGGACCCTCGTCTGCCCTTCCGCGTGCACATCTACAACGACGTGCGCGGCTTCGAGTGGTTCGACGTGCTCCGCCAGTACGGTGGCATGGACCACGTGCCCTCGACCATCAAGCACTTGTACGTCGGCAACGACCTCTGCTTCGACATCACGAGCACTCGTGAGACAATGGAGCGAGAGCTCCGCGACCTGCAGCTTGGAAGGAGCTACTAATGGCCGACGAAACAATCGTTCTCGATGAGGAGCAGGAGGAAGGTCTCGATTTCGCCGAGGCCATTCGTCGTGCGGAAGCCGGGCAGTTCGAGCATACACTGTTCGAGATGTACGAGGACATGATCCAGCAGGGCATCAAGGGCCTGCAGGGTCCCCTCAACCTGCCGACAGCCAACTCGATCCTGCGGTCGTGGCCCATGATCAAGTTCAGCGAGCTCAAGCTGTACCTGCGTCGGCGCGAAATTCGACTGGCAGAGACCTACGACACCCTCCAGGAGCTCTACGACGGCAAGAAGGAGAAGATCTTCCTCGAGAACGTCGATGACTGGGAAGAGCACAAGGAACTCTACATCGACCTCATCGTCGCCTGGACTCGGCTCACGAACGACTGGGCCGAAGAGTGGATGAACCTCCCTGACAACCGCCTCAAGGTGGTCGAGATGGCTGTGCTCATGGACCTCCAGGCCGTCATCCTCGGCGAAGAAGGCTTCGTCACCCAGATGCGGAACCTGTACGGGTTCAACATCACCGACGAAGAGGGTGCCGAGATCACGCGTCGCCTCGTCGAAGAGGTGAGTGATGAGTGATCCGAACACTGCTCCATCGGACGAACAGTACGTATCTCAGATTGATCCAGCATTTGCGGCGGCGTGGAACGATGTCTACAATCCAGAAACTCCAGAACCGGCAGCGCCGAGCGGAGAAGCGCCTCCTGCTCCTCCAGCAGGAAGTCCGGCACCAGCTCCTGCTGACGAAGGAGTTGGAGGAACAGCTCCAGCAGAAGCAGCACCGGCTCCTGGAGCTGGACCAGATGCCGGAGGCGCAGCACCGCCAGCAGCAAGCCCTGTCGTGGATTCCGGACCCACCGGAATCGGTTACGACTACGCAACCATAGCTCCGAAGTTCGGCGAAGCCTCCAACGCGATCCAGGAGCGGATGGAATCCTCCTTCCGCGCCACTGCTCTCAACGAGGTTCGGGAGGCTATCGACCCGCGCTTCATGGAGGTCCTGGGCAAGCGCCCCTTGCTCCTGGTCGGTGACTCTGTTCCGAACCTCAAGGACCGCACCAAGCCCGACATGGTGCTCCGGGATTCGTCCGAGGCTCGTGAGTACCAGGAGACCCTGCAGGGTCTGCTGGAGGACGAGGTCAACGACAAGGTCGCTCAGAAGTCTGAGAGCGTCCGACCGATGATGTCGGTCATCCAGGAGTCGGTCCTGATGTTCCAGAACAACCAGGACCTCGTGCCCAACACGAAGCAGTACGATCCTGAACTCGCCAAGAGGTTCACTGACATTGCCAAGTCCTACGAGCTCCGCGTCAACGGCAAGCTCTACGGGTACCAGGTGAATGTTCAGCCGCTCATCAACTCGATCCGCTCGCAGATCGCAGTCGAGCGGACCAAGAACGGCGCGGCACCCGCACCTGCCGCGTCTGCTGCCCCTGCTGGACAGCAGCAACCTCGCAACCAGCAGGGGCAGTTTGAAGCTCCGCAGGCAGGCATCAGCAGCAAGAGCGCAATGTCTGGCGAGGGTGGCGACGACGACTTCAGTGTCTTCTGGGCCGCAGCAGGCATGCCGAACGTCAACATCTAGACCATGGCCGAGGTCTTCCCGCGTTACTACAGGCCTCGGCCATACCAAGCTGAGGCACATGTCCTGTTCCGCACCAAGCGGATTGCCGGTCTCGTTTTCCCAAGACAGTCCGGCAAGGACATGTGCCTTAGCATGGAGAACATTCAGCGGAGACTGATGTTCCCCAAGACCAACGGAGTGTACATCGCTCCTGACGCGCCTTCGGTGCGTAACATTCTGTACGACAAGAGCTACTACGAAGCGTCCATCGGTCAGAACATCAAGATGCTCATGGACAACGTGCCCGAGTCCAAGGTCTCTTGGAAGGACACGCGCATGGAAGGTCGCTTCACCAACAAGAGCATCCTCAAGCTTGAGGGGTGGTTCCAGACGGGTCGTCAGGAGAACGGTGTCGGTACCGCCTTCGATGACTACGCGTTCACGGAGCTCTCGCTGTTTACTCGCGAGGACCCTATCCCTCGCCTCATGCCCATCATCACCACTGAGGAGTCGAACAAGCGACTCATGTTCGTCGCCACGCCTCGTGGCAAGCGACAGAACCCTCTGTGGCAGATCATGGAGTCCAACAAGAACAACCCCGAGTTCGGGATTCTGATTCGAGACATCGATGACCTCAACGCCATGCAGAAGCGGTACGGCCTTCCGCCAGTCCGCTCCGAGGCCCAGCTCGAAATCGACAAGCAGACCTACCTCGAACGCTTCGGCAACACCCGCATGTTTGAGCAGGAGTACTACTGCTCTTTCGAGGAGATGGATGCTGCTGCCGTCTACGGAGAAGCTTACACTAAGCTCCTCTCAGACAACCGAGTTACCGACTTTAACCTGGACCCGGCCCATCCAGTCTACGTTGCTTTCGACATTGGAAGCTCTGGAATCCACAGCGATGCGACTTCGTGGATTGCATTTCAGTGGTTCAACAACAAGCTTTTTCTCTACGACTGCGGAGAAGGTCACGGACTCGCCCTCCCCGAGTACGTAGACATACTCCAGCAGAAGCACTGGTTCAACAAGCTCGCCTACATCATCTTGCCGTGGGACGGTGACCACCACGAGACTGCGGTCAACACCACCCCTGCCGACATGATGCGTCAGCGCTTCCCAAACGTGGCGGTCCTCGCCAAGGGCACGAACATTTGGACGGTCAAGGGCATCCCGAATACTGAGAGCGGTGACGTCATCACGGCTGTTCAGCAGACTCGGATGCAGCTCTACAACACCATCGTCCACAAGACGAACTGTGACCGTGTCACGGCGTGCTTCGAGAACTACAAGTACAAGTACAACAACGCTATGCAAGAGTGGTCTGCCTTCCCTGTGCACGATCAGTACTCGCACATGATGGACGCCCTGCGCTACGTCGTGCAGGCCGTGAAGGAGCTGGACTTCTTCGGAGGTCAGCTCTACGACTCGTCCCGCAAGGCAGACTCTGACACCTACGAAGACGACTGGTCGGGGGTATGGGCATGACATGGACCTGTCAGTGTGGCGAGGAGCTCGATGATACTCCTTGGCCCAATGGTGTGCCACCTGTCTGGTACACACAGCATCTGTTAGACAGACACAACTACAAGCCTGTGGAAGTATCTCATGGCTAAGTGGCAGTACACCGTTAGGGAGGCCTTGCAGTATGTTGACCGTCACCCGGAGTGGCCTGACACCCCACGTCTTGATATGCCGGTCTGGGAGCTCGTTGCCCGGAACCTGTTCGACATTGCCAACAATCCCGATAGTCGTGTCGTGGGCTCCATCAACAAATCGACTCGCGCACAACGCATCATTCTTGATCGACTTACTGGTACTCGACGCGTCGGTACTCACCCTGCCGTTCGTAACTCGAAGCAGATAGACTTCGTTGATCTGACCGCACACTCTATAGCTCCGGTGGAGGATGAGACCGATGACGAAAGCGATAGTACGGAAGCTCCTCAGTAACATTCCCGAGGAGCACCGGATCACAGACGACTCCCGTCTTGAGTGGTTGTGGAGTCAGCGCATGGCTACGGTGCAGAAAATTTTTTCTGAGACCAACAACGTCCGAGACCGCATGGCAGCTACTCTGGTTCTGTCGTCGACGATGCTTGCGAACCTAGCTTCAATAGAGCTTCTTCTGCGACGTCTCGAAGGCGGAGCACAATCGGATCAGGTAATTCAGGAAGACGACTCATTACCGATTTGACCGCAGGTGGAATCGGCCGCTGACTCATCCGGAATTGCTTCACCGCCTGTGCTACCACCCCTGCACAGCTACCACACTCACACGCGAGCGGATGCCAATACATCTCTGCTAGTGAGAAGGTCTGCGGCAAGGGACCGCGCTCGTGCTCGTCCAGAGCACGTATCGGATTTGCCTCATTTATAATCCTCCACTTTCTCTGTCTCTCTACCGGCACATGCCTCTTCAGCCACAGCTGATACTTCTCTTCGCCTCTTAGTTCTCTGATACCAGCCATTACGGGTTCAGCGTCCCTTCATCCCACTCTGGCCACAACGTGAGACAGATCGGCTTCTTGATCTTGACCCTGAAGCCTGGCTTGACAGTGTAGGCCTTGCCTACCTGCCTCCCCATGATCGTCGTCTTGTATGGCTTCCCAAAGTATTCAAAAAGAATAGCATTGATGTGGCGCAGGTGCATGTTGGCACTGCCAAGATGCGCGCCCCCATGCCAGTTGGTAGGATCAACTCCCTCCGCTACCTGGAGGTCCTTGATCTTGATCCCGGTGGTCCACTCATAGATCATCGGAGCTGTGATCCGATGACCAAAGTCCGAGTTCAGTCGGACGAGGAACTTGCGAACTTGCCGTTCCCACTCTACCCGAGCGGGGTTCTCGTTGATGACGAAGGCATCGCGAGTAAACGGCATCCGGCCTCTCGACTCTTCAGGGAGAACGAGGGCCTCGACATACTCCGCCTTCGCTGCTTCCACTGCGGTGCTAGAGAATCGTTCCACGTTCCCTGGATTGAAGCGCGCTTGTAGCTCGCGCTCTATGTCGCTGGGTGTCGTCTTTCTTGGATCCATCGGGGTTCCTTCCCTCTCATGCGCGTAGCCACATTATAGCGTAATAAAAAGAAAAAATGGGGGTGACCGCCGAAGCAGCCACCCCCGAGTTCATGCGTATTGCTCGATGTTCTTGATCAGCTCCGTGATTTCCTCCATCGACAGACCGAGCTCCGCTCCCCTGTC